GAGCAAGGAATTGCTGAAATGGAAAGATTAGATCAAGAAATTGGCAACTTTGCTGAAGGTGGAACTCCACACAGTTTTGTTATTGGATAGTGATTGACCAAATAAACAACTTTGTTTCTCAACAAACTTTAGATAAAATATGGAATGCTTTTGATAGCAATCCTGTATGGATTTGGCGAACTTATAATGCAGATCAAAAACCTTTTTGGATTTACGATATATTTGATAAACTAGACTTTGTAGATAACAAGTTTATTTGTAAATGGAAAAACAATCCAGATCCTATTTTTTTAGAAATATTAGAAAAAATTAAACAACAAGCAGGTGAAAACTTTGTGCCATGGCGTTTTATTATTAACAAACAAACACAAGGATTAGACAGCGGAATTCACTCTGATTTTCCAAAAGAAAAACAACAATCTAAAACTTTTATTTTATATGTAAACAAAAATTGGGAAAAAGAATGGGGTGGTGAAACAGTATTTTACAATGATAATAGAGAGGAAACTGAACGATGTATTCCAGAAGCAGGAAAATTAATATCATATAATTCACAAATATTCCATCAAGGTTTAGCACCCTTAAATAATGCTACAAGAATAACTTTAGCCGTTCACGGCAAATATAATTCATAATAAAAACACTTTAAATATTAGCAAATGGAAGAGTCAAGATATAAAAGATACGAAGATTGCGATATAGACGAGTTGGAACAAATTGTAACTGACTTAGAAAATATGTCTATCAGTGCATTAAAAAACAAAAAATTAAACATACGAAAAAAGATACTTGGTGCGGTAAAAGAAGCCAAAATAGTCATTGAAAAACGTTTAAAAAAATAGTATAATCAATAAATGCTTATAGGAATAGTAGGACTAATAGGTTCTGGTAAAGATACTGTTGCAGAAAGACTTGTTGAAAAACACGGCTTTATAAGAGATTCGTTTGCTAAAAGTTTAAAAGATGCAGTTAGTTCAATGTTTAATTGGGATAGAGAAATGCTGGAAGGTAACACAAAAGAAAGCAGAGAATGGCGAGAAAAACCAGATGCATTTTGGAGCAAACAAATGGATAAAGAAATAACTCCACGTTGGGTATTACAATATTTTGGTACTGAAGTTATGCGTCAAAATATGTATGATGCAATATGGGTTGATTCTGTAATCAATAGATACAAAGGCAAACCAACTGTTATATCAGATACAAGATTTCAAAACGAAATTAAAACAATAAAAGCACATGGTGGAAAAATCATATGTATTCATAAAGGAAATTTACCCTCGAGAGATTGGATGTGGGCACACAATTTCCATAAATCTGAATGGGATTGGATAGGTACTGATTATGATATTGTTATTGAAAATACAGGTACTTTAGATGAATTATATGAAAAAGTAGATGACTTAATTGTCAGCAACAAGATCACCCACACGCCAACCAAGTCTACGAACACTGCTTAATCTTTGACAATTAGCACACACAGTTTTTAAGTTAGTAGAAACTGTATTCCTTAAATTTCCGTCTACAAATAGCACATCTAATTGTAACTTGTCTTGTGCTTTAAATCCACACAACTCACATTTTTGTTTCTTTTTATAACCCGATCTTTGTAATGCAGTTATTCCGCCTATCTTCTTTTTTGCTTTTTTACGATTACAAGTATCACATAATCTACGCCAATACACTTTTCCTGCTTTTCTATAAGCATATGCTCTTGGCTTAGATCTACACTCTACACACAAAGGTCTTAGGTTATTATTCATATATGCTATTTACGTCGCCTATATAGGTACCAAAATATGGTAAATTTTGTCGTAAAAACGTAATGATCTAATAAATAACTCTAGTATACGTACAAACTTGCAAGGAGATTACGGAACATGGCTTTAACATCACCAGGAGTAGAGGTAAGTGTAATAAACGAAAGTTTTTATGTACCATCAGATGCGGGTACAACACCTCTTTTTATAGTAGCATCAGGACAAGATAAATTACCGGGATCTGGTAGCGGTACAGCGGCAGGAACAACAACTGCAAATGCTGATACTGTTTACTTGATTTCATCACAAAGAGAATTAACAGAAACATTTGGAGATCCAAAGTTTTACACAGACGCTTCAGGCGGTTCACTTCATGGATATGAATTAAATGAATATGGACTACAAGCGGCTTACAGTTTCTTAGGCATAGCCAACAGAGCATATGTTTTAAGAGCAAATGTAAACTTAACAGATTTAGTAGGAAGTGCATCAGCACCAACTGCCGATCCAGAAGATGGTACATATTGGTTTGACCTTGCATCAAGTTCATATGGATTATTTGAATGGTCACAAGCAGATCAAAAATTTACAGCAAAAACACCAAAATTAATTACAGCAGTTACCAACCTGGTAGGTAATGCTTCAACAGGTGCACCATTAACTTCTTATGGTGAACAAGGTGATTATGCAATTAACACAACACACGTAACTAACAAAATATATTACAAGAATGATAGTAATGCTTGGGTACAATTAGGATCACAAGCATGGCACGAATCACATCCTGTATTTTCAGTTGCATCAGGAACAACAGTAACAAACAGTGCAACTTTTAACATTAATGGACAACTAGTCACAACAGGTGGAACAGCATTATCAAATGTTAGCACAGCAATTAATACTGCTAATGTACCTGGGGTTACTGCTTCTATTGATTCAGTATCAGGAAACTTAGAAATATTCCACAACGGTGGAGATTTTGGAGATTCAACAGCAGGTGCAGGAACAATTAGAATTGAAGAAGGTTCTGGTTTAATGGGAGAATTAAGTTTGACAGCAGGTACTTACAAAACTATGAAATTCTTGCAGGACAAACACACTAACAGACCTACTTGGAAAACAGCAGATGAAAATAGACCAACTGGTTCAGTTTGGTTTAAAACAACTTCAGCAAACAGTGGAGCAAACATTGTTGCGAAACTTTACAGTTCATCTGATGGAAGTTTCTCAAGTGTTGCGGCACCATTATATACAACTAACAATCAAGCAATTTATAATTTAGACCCAACTAACGGTGGAACATCAATTGCGGCAGGAACATTATACACACAATTTAACGTAACTGAACAGTCAATTGGTGCTGGTCAACAAGACACAACACCAAATGTTGGTGATTTCCAACTTATGAGATATGAAGGCGGAACAACAGTTATTTCATCTAAAACTACGTTTCCAAGTTTTACAGCAAGTGAAACGTTTACAGTTAGAGAATCACTTAAAAATCAAGATGCACTAGACACTGCAAAAACAGTTACTATGGTATCAGGAGACGGTTCAACACTAGGTGATGCAGATGACTTTATAACTGCATTCTCGGCGGCTAACTTCACAAACTTGGTTGCAGAAAAAATTACAACAGGTGAATACAAAGGTGCAATTAAAATTACACACAAATTAGGTGGTGAATTTAGAATGAACGACACCAGCGGAACACCATTAGCAGATGCAGGTTTTGGAACAGCGGCGGCTCATGCTTACGGAGCCTATACTGCAAATTCAACTACACTAATTGACAACTTGTATGTTACTCCAACAGGTGAGTCAGAAGACTCAACTACAGGTAACGAAGTAATGGCTTCTAACTGGAAGAGATTATCTTACACAGCAAGTTCAACTGCACCAACTAATCAACCAGCAGATGGTAAGTTATGGTATGACACTTCAATTGATGAAGCAGATATTTTAGAACACAATGGAACAACTTGGCAAGGTTACGTAAATGTTAACGCAACAACTGATCCAAATGGTCCACAGTTTTCTGCAACAGCACCGTCTACACAATCTGATGGTACTCCACTTGTAAACAAAGACTTATGGGTTGATACAAGTGACTTAGAAAACTATCCAAAACTTTACAAATATAATACATCAGCAACTTTAAGTTCTACTAATACTTCAAATCAAGTAGCAGTTACTACAACTGGTGCGGCTTGGGAATTAGTTGACAAAGCAGATCAAACTACAGAAGATGGTATTGTATTTGCAGACGCTAGATGGCATACAAACACTGAGTCAAAACCTGGAACTGAACCAACAGATGCAGGTGATGCAAGTTCAATTAAAGACTTGTTAAGTGATAACTTCTTAGACCCAGATGCACCAGATCCAGATGCTTACCCACAAGGTATTTTATTATGGAACACTAGACGTTCTGGTTACAACGTAAAAGAATATAAAAACGATTATATAACAACTACAAAATATCCAAGTTCAGGATCAGCAGGATTTGGTAACACTAGATTCAGCAACGAATCTGTAGCAGGTTACTATCCAGACAGATGGGTTACTAAATCAGGTAATGCATCAGATGGTTCTATGTGTGCAGGTAGAAAAGCACAAAGAAAAGTTGTTATGACACAATTAAAATCTGAGATTGATACTAACCAAGCGATTAGAGAAGATCAAAGAGGATTTAACGTAATTGCTTGTCCAGGTTACACAGAGACAATAGCAAATATGATTTCATTAAACACAGATAGAAACAACACAGCATTTATTGTTGGTGATTCTCCAATGAGATTGGCAGGCACAGCAACAGCAATCCAAGATTGGGCAAATAATACTGCAGGTGCTACTGATAACAGCGAAGCAGGACTAGTAAGTGCTAGTGATTATTTGGGTGTGTTTTATCCATCAGGACAAACAACTGATAACAGCGGTAACACTATTATTGTTCCGCCAAGTCATATGATGTTGAGAACACTTGCAAATAACGACAACGTAGCATTTCCATGGTTTGCACCAGCAGGTACAAGACGAGGTCTTGTTGACAATGCAACAGCGGTTGGTTACGTTAATTCAAGTGACGGCGAATTTAAAACAATATCTGTAACAGAGGCAGTGAGAGACTCGATGCATGAAGTAAAAGTTAACCCAATTACTTTCTTTTCAGGAGCAGGAATTGTTAACTTTGGTAACTTAACTAAAACATCTGGAAGTTCAAGTTTAGACAGAATAAACGTTTCAAGATTAACAGTGTATCTAAGAACACAATTAGATGCAGTTGCTAAACCGTTTATTTTTGAACCAAATGATGAATTAACAAGAAACGAAATTAAACAAGCAATTGAATCATTCTTGTTAGAACTAGTTGGACAAAGAGCACTGTACGACTTCTTAGTAGTATGTGATGACACAAACAACACACCTACTAGAATAGACAGAAACGAATTGTATGTAGATATAGCAATTGAACCAGTTAAATCAGTTGAATTTATATACATTCCGTTGAGAATCAAAAACACAGGAGAAATAGCAAAATTAGGGAACTAATTTTGGATAAATAGGAGAAACAGATGGCAATATCAACTTTATCAAAATTTACAGTACCTTTAGCAAACGATCAAAGTAGTGCATCACAAGGCTTATTGATGCCTAAACTACAATATCGTTTTAGAGCAATCCTGGAAAATTTTGGAGTATCAACACCAAGATCAGAATTAACAAAACAAGTAATGGATATAACAAGACCTAACTTGACTTTTGACCAAGTAACTTTAGATGTATACAACTCAAGAGTATATGTTGCAGGTAAACATACTTGGGAACCAATTACAATCACATTGAGAGATGATGTTAACAACTCAGTTACTAAACTAGTTGGTGAACAAATTCAAAAACAATTTGATTTCTTTGAACAAGCAAGTGCGGCATCTGGTATTGATTACAAATTCACAGGTAGAATCGAAATGCTTGACGGTGGTAACGGAGCAAGTGCACCAAGTGTATTAGAAACATTTGAACTATATGGTGCATATGTTGAAAACGTTAACTACAACTCACTAGCATACAACGTATCTGATCCGGCAACAATTACTATGTCAATAAGATACGATAACGCAATACAAACACCACAAGGAACAGGAATAGGAACAGCAGTTTCTAGAACAATTGGTACATTATCAACTGGTGGTGGACAGTAATAAGAATTAAATTTAGCATTTATAATACAGGAAAAGCGTCTTTAACGGCGCTTTTTTTGTGACTATAAATAACAGTATGCCAAAGATTAACGATTACTTACAAGGGTTTCAAGACGGTCTTCCAGGAATGAAAGACTATAGACACGCATCAAGACTATATTTAGACGACAATTACAAATTGATGCCAAAACAGAAGTTTCTGTTTTATGTAAGGTTCTTTACAGACGAATCACTGTTCATGGATGCGGCAAATTATAACGAAAGAATTGAACTTAATATGTTGGTTAAATCTTGTGACTTACCGAGATACGGTATGAACATGGAAGAAAAAATTCAATACAATAAAAAAATGTATGCGGCAACACGTATACAATATGATCCAATAAACATAGTTTTTCATGACGATCATGCTGATACTGTAAATGCTTTTTGGAAAAAATATTATGAATATTATATTGCTGACTCTGTGTCGATGACAAATGATACAACAATAGCAGATACTAAAGACGATTATTACAATTTAAACAGACGTACTAACAAGTATGGTATGGATACACCAGTTCAAAGACAAAGACCTTATTTGCAAAGAATAGAAATATTTGTTTTACATAAAAAAAGATTCACATCAATGTCATTAATAAACCCAATGATTGGTTCGTTTAATCACGACAATGTAGATGCGGCAGACGGAACAGGAATTATGCAAAATACTATGCAAATTGTATACGAATCAGTAATATATAAATCAGGAATAATAAACAAAAATAATGTTCCAGGGTTTGCGTCAATACATTATGATCATGAACCTTCTCCATTAACAGTATTAGGAGGTGGTACAAATTCTATATTTGGTCCAGGAGGTGTTGTAGACGGTGTTGGATCTGTGATAAGAAATGTACAGTCAGGTAATATACTTGGTGCAATTTTATCTGCAACAAACACATATAACAATGCTAAAAAAATTAAGAAAAAAGATGTTAAAGAAGAATTAAAAGGAATTGCTAAAGAAGGTGTTTTAGAAGTTGGCAAACAAGCAGGTACAATTACAAATCCAGTTGGAGCCTTTGCTGTTGGTGCGGCAGTGGCTGGAGGTGTTGCAATCGCTAATGCTAGAGGCAAAGCAGATTCCAAATCATTAAAAGACACAACTGTACTAACAAATCCAGTATTAGATACTAAAAACTTTTTAACAGCAGACGAGGGTTATAAATTAATAACAACAAACGATAGTGTTAAAGATGAAATTGCCGCTGGAATATATTACAAAGATATAGGATCGAGAAAAGGATTAACAATTTCAGAAAGTGATGTAGAATATGCAGGCTCTATTGAGTCTACAAAAACTGTTTATAAAAATAAAGCAGTTACAGATATACGTAAACTAATAACAGAAGGATATATTAAAATAAGCAGAGCAAATCAAAATGTTAGTATTGCAACAGAGAAAGCGAATTTATAATGGCTGAAGAATTTTATACAAATTTACCACCTAAAGATAAAGATCAATTAGATAAAACTATTCAAAAATTGACTACAAACAATTATGAAGAAAAGTTTCAATTTAATGTTGGGGAGTATGATTCTACTATTGCTTTTTTTGTTAAGAGAGGATTTTCAAGAACTGCGGCAGAATCTACTGCTTATGTTATATTGGCTCAGGCAAAAATTGACTCTGTTAAGCCTGCTGAAATTATCGACAAATTAACTTATGCCTCACCGGCCCAACTATCTGAACTAATAACAATAATTTTAAATGCAAACAGATACAAGTCCAGTAGATTAGGTGTAAGACAAACACTTAATACTTCAGGAACTGTGTCTAGAAATATTATAGACTAATGCTCCCAAGATTCGCTAAAGGAAAATTTACTCCTAAAAATTCTGAAAAATATATTGGTTTGAAAACACCAACATATCGTTCAAGTTGGGAACAAGCATTTATGAGATTGTGCGACGAACATCCATACGTGGCAAAATGGGCAAGTGAATCAATTAAAATTCCTTATAGACATCCTTTTACAGGAAAATATACTGTATATGTTCCAGATTTTTTTGTTGTTTACACTGATAAAAATGGAGGCAAACACGCAGAACTAATTGAAGTAAAACCTAAATCTCAAACTAATATTTTTGATGCCGGTAAAAGCCAAGGCAAGAAAAAACAAGCAGTAATTAATATGGCAAAGTGGGAAGCCGCTAATGCATATGCTAAACAAAATAGAATTAGATTTAGAGTATTATCAGAAGAACAATTATTTCACAATGGTGGACGTAAATAAAAACAATGACAAAGAAGTTAGAAGAAATTTTAAATTTACCAAATATTAAAGAGGCATTTAAACAAGTTGATGCTAAAGAAAAAGCCAAAGAAAGTAAAGATGCTAACGGTGTTTCAAGCAAAAATTTAGATCCACAAACTGCAAAAAATTTAGAAAAAACATATGCTGAATTTGACAAGGTTGCGGCCGCATTACCTCAAGTAAAAGGACTAGGCGAACTGTCAGATTTAGAATTAGATAAGTTGGCAGTTGAGGCTGAAGAGAGTTATAAAAACTTAATGGACTTAGGAATGAACGTAGATTCACGTTATTCAGGACGTATATTTGAAGTTGCAAGTACTATGTTGCGTAATGCCATAGATGCTAAAGGCTCTAAAATAGACAAAAAATTAAAAATGGTAGAATTACAACTTAAAAAGTTAAAAATAGACAAAACAGGTAAAGATGACGGGCCAATTGAAGAAAGCGACGGTTTTGTTATATCTGACCGTAATGAATTAATGAAGAAACTACTAAAAAAAGACTAAATATTGCATATGAGCACATTTACAAAGTATCTTACAGAATCAGCAAAGTCATATGACTACAAAATTAAGGTAGCAGGTGACATTGATATAAAAGAGTTTACAAATAGAATGGAAACTGCTTTACAAAAGTTTGAAGTTTCTAAATGTTCAGCAGGAAAAAAGACTCCAATACAGAGTTTGCCTTTAGATTTTCCAGCAATAAGTAACGAATCTGTTACAATTTGGGACGTTACAACAAACTATCCAGCGTCAGTTAGAGAAATGAAAGAGTATCTTGCTGACTATATGAGAATTTCTCCAGCCTGTGTAGTTGTAAGAAAACCTGGAGAGCCAACAGAAGAATATCAAGAAACTATTGCCAATGCAGGCAAGTCAGAATACAAAAACAAACTTCAAGACATAGAATATACAGACGCGGCTAAAGTAAATGCAGAAGATTTTCATTCAACAAAAGCAAACATGAGTTTGTTAAAAGAATTATTAAAAGACAGAGAAGTTAATAAAGATCAACCAAAAGAAAAAGAAAATGCTACAACTAAAGAAGACGAAGCGGCTATGTCTCCTTTAAGCAAAGCATCTAATCCACATCCAGATCCAAAGAGGAAATAATCATGGACATGATTGACGTAATCAAAAAATCTAAACTAATAGTAGAAGGCGGAATGAGTGACATACACATTGGTGCACAAGAAGTTGTAGGTGATTATGTTGATGAAACTGGAGAAAGATTAAGAATGCCTTTAAAAGATGTTATATGGGACATGGAAAAAAGAGCAAAAGAGGCTCCTTTTCCTGAATCATACGAAATAGAAACAGCAATAGGAATGGTGAAAGATAAATTTAATGTAGATGGGTCTGCTAAAGACGAAATGCCAGAACCAGATGAAGTAATGGCAAGTACAGAACCACAAGCAACTGAGCCAGAAGCAAAAGAAGATATGTGGGGCAATACAGGAACTAAAGCATTTTTTAATATGGGTAGCAAATTAGATATTGAATTTAGTATGGAACAAAAAGGCATGATGGCTGGTGTTTTAAATAGATTAGACCAAGATGTTTTATCAAAAGCAGTAGACGAATATAAATCACAAGAATTAGACCCAGATCAAGCAGAGTCAACAGAACTAAATACAAATACAATGACAACAGAAGGCAAAAAACAAGTAAACGAAGGCGGATTTGGTATGGCTGGAGGCGCAGGTCTTGGAGCGATGTTAGGTGGTCCAGCCGGAGCGGCATTAGGTGCACTTGCTGGAGACAAGTTAACAGGATCCAAAAACAAAAAAGATAAGCAAATGATTAAAAAAGAAGCAATTCAAATATCAACTGATTCTCCAGAAGAAGCAAGTATGATGATGCAACTTTTAAAATTAGCAGGCGTACAACAAGTAGATCAAAACATGATTAGCCAAGGCGAGCCAGAAGCAGATCACGAACACGGTCCAGAATGTGGTCACGAAACAGATGGCGACGAAATGGCAAAATTTAGAAACATGATTACTGCACCAGATGAAGAAAAAGCAGAAGAAACTTTTGATAACGAACCAGACGAAAAAGTTGCAGATGTTGACACACTAGTTAATGTTCATTCAGGTGGTTTAAACAAACAAAAACAACAAGTAAGAAAAGAATATCCGGGTGATAATCCACTTGCAGTTAAGTATGAAACTAAAGAAGATACAATTTCTGAACAAGATGTTGCTAACAGTTTAAGAGCACAGTACGAGAGTTTCAAAAAAGCATACCAAGAATCAGCAAAAGTTGCTGAAACAAAAGGCACTGATCACGACAAAGACGGTGACATAGACTCAAAAGATTACATGAAGTCTAAAGATATTGCTATTAAAAAAGCAATGGGTAAAAAAGACTAATAAGTTAGTTTTCCTAATACATTTTTAACATTAAATAATACATTATGGCGTATGTATCATTAGACAGCGAACAAGTAAAACGTGCTCATAAAAGGCACAAATATTCTAAAGATCAAGTAGAACAACTTGAAAAATGTATGGATGTAAAAAATGGTCCATTGTATTTTATGGAACAATTTATGAAAATACAACATCCAACTAAAGGAGAATTACCTTTTAAACCATATCCATATCAAAAAAGATTAATTGAAGCATACAACTCACACAGATTTTCAGTATCTATGTTACCAAGACAAACAGGAAAAACAACCTGTGCATCAGGATACCTAATATGGTATGCTATGTTTCATCCAGATTCACACATACTAATTGCGGCACACAAATACGCAGGTGCATCAGACATTATGTCTAGGGTGCGTTATGCTTATGAAATGTTACCTGGTTGGATAAAAGCGGGTGTAACACAGTACAACAGGAACAGCATAGAATTTGATAACGGTTCAAAAATTATGGCAACCACAACAACTGAAAACACAGGACGGGGTATGTCCTTAACAATGATTTATTGTGATGAGTTTGCTTTCGTACAGCCACCCGATAAAGCAAAAGAATTTTGGACGTCACTATCTCCTACACTGTCGACTGGAGGTAAATGTTTAATTACTTCAACTCCAAACAGTGACGAAGATCAATTTGCTATGATTTGGAAAGAAGCAAATAAAAGATTCGACGAATATGGCAATGACAAAATTGTAGGTACAAATGGTTTCTTTGCTATGAAGGCACACTGGTCAGAACATCCAGAGAGAAATGAAGAATGGGCAGAAACTGAAAAAGCAAGAATTGGTGAAGAAAGATTTAGAAGAGAACACGAATGTGAATTCTTAATTTTTGATGAAACATTAATATCAAGTTTAACACTAGCAGATATGGAAGGCGTTGCTCCTGTAGAAACAACAGGACAAGTGCGTTGGTTTAAACGTCCAACACCCGGACATACATACATGGTTTCATTAGATCCTTCAATGGGTACTGGTGGAGACTTTGCGGCAATTCAAGTATTTGAATTACCTACATTTGAACAAGTAGGTGAGTGGCAACACAATATGACACCAATGAATCAACAGGTTAGAATATTACAAGGTATTAATAAACATATACACGATGCAATATTAGAAAAAGATTCAGTTGCAAGTCCGCAAATATTTTATAGTATGGAAAATAATACAATAGGTGAAGCGGCATTAATGAGAGTTATGGACATTGGGGAAGAAAACATTATGGGTATGTTCTTATCAGAACCTATAAGAAAAGGACATAGACGTAAATTTAGAAGAGGTTTTAATACAACTGCTAAATTTAAAATTGATGCTTGTACTAAATTTAAAGAACTAGTTGAAAGCGGTAAAATGAAAATTAATTCAAATTTATTAATATCAGAATTAAAAGACTTTGTTGCAACAGGGTTAAGTTATAAAGCAAAACCAGGACAACACGATGATCTAGTTAGTTCTTGTTTATTAATGACACGTATGATGAAAGTATTAGCGGATTTTGACCCTAAAATATTTGAAAAATGGACAGATAGATCATCAGAATTAACTGCACCAATGCCTATATTTGGAAACTTCTACGGATAATAAATACAATATATGAACCCAAAAACGTCTACTGACTTGTTTAATAAAATACGTTCACAATTTTCTAATATTAGAATAGGCGACGAAAACGGCGTTCCTACGGCAGATCCCGGAAGTGCTACATTTTTTGAATTTGAATTTAAAGAAGATGCTGACACATATGGAGCAGTAAGTATTAGTCTAGCAGACGGTGAAAATATGAAGGTATTTTACAACCGTAATCTAGTTGACAAAATTGACGAAGATAGCAAGGACGAATGGTATGCATTTTTAAAAGAACTAAAAGACTTTGCTATAGAACATCAATTAAGTTTTGATGTAAGAGATATAACGAAATCGAACCTAACGAAGCAGGATTATCAAAATCTCGCAGATACGAATCAAACGGTAAATACTGATGAGATGTCGGAAGAACTAAACAGAATTACTAAACTAGCAGGTGTTAACGAGTATGCCGGAGCACAGGTGGGAAAGCAAGTTAAACCTGAACAAGAAAGAAAATTAGATTTATCACCAGTTCCTACTGATACCGATATGACATTATTTGATAAAGATAAAAAGAATAATAACAAAGAAAAAAATAACGAAGCAGTAGCAGAAGGTTTAACTGGTACGGCAAGAAGATCATACGAAAACTTAGATAAAACAAGATTAATAATTAGACACACTGGCAAAGTTGACGAAACTATACCTGGTTCAAGATCAAGAAGAATTGAATCATTGTATATTGAAAATGAAGACGGTGAAAGATTTAAGTATCCATTAACACACCTAGCAGGTGCAAGAGCAATGACAAGACACGTTGCAAACGGTGGAAGACCACACGATGAATTTGGCGAACACATAATTAAAACTTCAGAAGATATTGCAAAATTAAATTCATTTTCTAGATATGTTTCACACAAAGATCAATTAAATGATAATGCAGGTGATATTATTGAACAAACAAAATTAAGTTTGGAAAATTTAAGAGAGTATATGAAAAATTTATCAAAACAATCTCACTATGAAGCGGCATCTAAAGATTTTAAAAAAGCAGAAGACCAAATATTAGATGATGAAACTGTAAACAAATTAAGAGAAAAATTTACACTTAAAAATTTAGACAACAGAGTAGAAGATGCACTTCCTATTATTGATAGAATAATGGCTGAATTTGAAAGAGAAAAAGAAGCACCAGTAACAGAATTAGATCCAGGTGATGAACCGATTGATGCACCAATTGAACCGGCTGTTGATCACGCAATGGTTGTTAAACAGTTTTTAGCAAATCCAGACAGCAAAATATTGCTTAATAAAAATATGCCAGACGAGAAAAGAATGATACCTAAAAATGCTGGTCCAGAAGATACAAAAATTATGACAACATTGTCAGACATAGCAAGTAGAATGTTAACAAATACACCTGACGAAGACAGAGTGGCAAACTTTGCTTCTAGAGTTGCTGACCAAATGAGTCAAACAGGAATGCCTTTTGATCCTAAAGATCCAGACGCAGGAAAAAACAGAGATATTGCAAAAGCATTAGTAGCAAAATATGAAAAAGCATCTCAAGAAATTGATCCAGCAGAATTTAAGGCTAAAAAAGATATTAAAGGAAAAGCAAAAGAAACAGAAGCATTTGAAAGTTGGGTTGATAGTATAACAAACGAATATGCTAGAGATGACTATCAATCATGGTTAGCAAAAAAAGGTCTAGACGTTAGAAACCTTAAAGCAAATCAACACGTAGAATTGGCTAAACAGTTTAAAGCAGACAGACAAAAACAAATTGCTGATCTTCACGCAAAAAAGAAACCGGGTGAACCAATAAAATATACACCATCTACTGATACTGAACCAGCAAGATTTGAAAGCGATCCTTCTCCGGAATCTGAAAGAGCAGATGCGGCACAAGGTATGTGGGCATCAAGTAAAGAAATACAATCAAAATTTAAAACTTGGCAAGACTTTATGAACTCAGAAGAATTTGATGACTATTTAGATGATGACTTTAAAAACCAATTAGAAGGTTTAACTTTTGAAGATATCAAACCTTATGTGTCTATGTACAAAGACGAGCAAGATGGTAAAACAGTTTATGACGTATTAGACAAAGATGGTGCTTCAGCATATAAAACAAAAGACAGCAAACTGGCTATGCATTACCTTTCAAAAAACTTTAACAAATTAAAAATGGATAAAGATGAAAGAATTGATCAAGGCATAGCACAACAAAAAGCAGATGCTGAAACAAATCCAAATTGGGGTAAAGACATAGGTCCTGTTGACACAAAAGAATCTTTAAAAGAATCAAGAACTAAAATAGTAGAAGCAATCAAAGCCAAAGTAGATAGTGACAACGCACAAAACATCGCAGGCGTTGAAGAAGAAATTACTAGAATCACTCAATTAGCAAATTACCAATAATAGTAGTAGACATTTCATAAATATAGTAGTATATTATACGTAATGTGTGATATACATTTAGGCACATTAAAAACAAACATAGGCAAAATAGGAGGCTTACATTATGGCTACATTGGCTGAAATAAGAGCGAAGTTAAAATCCCAAGAACCTAATCGCTCAGGTTCACAAACAGGCGGAGACAACGCCATCTACCCACACTGGAATATATCAGAAGGCTCAGAAGCAGTTGTTAGATTCTTACCAGATAAGGATCAAGGCAATACATTTTTCTGGACTGAAAGAAATATGATCAAACTACCTTTCGCAGGTGTTAAAGGTCAAACTGATTCAAGACCAGTTACAGTACAAGTTCCTTGTATGGAAATGTATGGAAAAACTTGTCCAGTTCTAACAGAAGTTAGACCATGGTTTAAAGACAAAAGCATGGAAGATATGGGAAGAAAATATTGGAAAAAGAAAAGTTATATTTTCCAAGGTTTTGTTGTCAACAATCCGTTATCTGAAGACGCAACACCAGAGAATCCAATTAGAAGATTTATTATTGGCCCTCAAATCTTTAACATTATCAGAAGTGCGTTACTTGATCCAGAAATGGAAGAGTTACCAACTGACTTTGTAAAAGGTGTTGATTTTAGAATTAACAAGACAACTAAAGGCGGTTATGCTGATTATTCTACATCAAAATGGTCTAGAAGAGAACGTGCTCTAGACGAAGCAGAAAGATCTGCAATTGATAAGTTTGGTTTACATAACCTAGGTGACTTTAGACCAAAAGAACCATCTGAAGCAGAAGTAAAAATAATCAAAGAATTATTTGAAAAATCTGTTGATGGTGAGGCTTATGATCTTGACAAATATGGACAATACTTTAGACCTGCAGGTAGTTATGCAAATCAAGTATCTGTACCAAGAGCAGATAGACCTGCTCCAGTGGAAAAGACTGCTGATCCGGTAAATGCTGAAGTTAAAACTGAAGCACAACCAGCACCAGCGGCTCAACCAGCACAACAACCAGCAGGTGATAGTGCCAAGAGAGCAGAAGATATCTTGAAACTTATAAGATCAAGACAAGCGAAGTAATCTGACATTTTACCAAGGCCTTACATATTGACAGGTGAGGCCTTGTGTATTATAATAAGGAAAATATGAAAAACGAAATAAAAAAAATAATTGATTGGATATTATACAAACAAATACCTGCTTGGGTATTAATTGCTGTAATAATCCTTTGGATTTTAATATAGAAAAAATATGACAAGACCATTTGATGTAACAAAATTTCGTAAGAGTATTACGAAATCAATTTCGGGTTTAGGTATTGGGTTTAACGATCCTACCGATTGGATAAGCACAGGAAACTATGCTTTAAATTATTTAATAAGTGGAGACTTTAATAGAGGTATTCCGTTAGGCAAGGTTACAGTACTTGCAGGAGAGTCTGGTTCAGGTAAAAGTTTTATAGCATCAGGCAACATTGTTAAAGAAGCACAAAAACAAGGCATTTATGTTATACTAATAGACTCTGAGAACGCATTAGACCAATCGTGGCTAGAAGCACTTGGCGTAGATACTGACGAAAAGAAACTTTTAAGATTAAGTTTATCTATGGTGGACGATGTTGCAAGAACAGTTTCAGATTTTATGAAAGGTTATAAAGATGAACACGGTGAAGATAAAGAAAATGCACCTAAAGTATTAATTGTAATTGATAGTTTGGGTATGTTGCTAACACCAACTGATGTTGATCAGTTTGAAAAAGGTGAAATGAAAGGTGACTTGGGTAGAAAACCTAAGGCATTAACAGCACTTGTAAGAAACTGCGTTAATATGTTTGGTAGTTGGAACGTAGGACTTATAGCAACCAATCACACATACGCATCACAAGATATGTTTGATCCTGATGATAAGATATCAGGTGGACAAGGATTTATATATGCAAGTTCAATTGTAATT